GGCTGTTGATGTCGGCAGCGAGAGTTGGGTACTCATCCTTGAACAGGAACGGAGCAGCGAACCAGTCCTTGTCGAGCTCAGTCGGTTCAGAGACGATGATGAAGTTCTCGAGATCGTCGAACATGTTCGTGCTGAAGATCTTCCGGTTCGATCGGTGGTACAGATCGTGGTTCCCCACGATCCAGATCACTGGCAACCCGAGAGCATTGATCCGGCGGCAGGCTTCTGTCGCGCTGTTCAGAGTGCGGACATTGATCGCGTTCCGGTTCTCGAAGAAGTCGCCGAGGAACGCGATGTGGCTTGGCTTCTCTTCCTTGACGCGTTCGATGAACCAGTCGACGAAATCGAGGTTGTCGAGGTTGTGTTGGTCCGAGTTGTTCCGGGCGCCGAAGTGGATGTCCGTGAACATGCACAGCTTCCGGATCGGACCGCGCAGTCGCTCCGACAAAAGCTTCGGGCGCGAAGCAGTATTGATCACCGCCATGTTCACTCCCCAGAGTTCGAACCGCGGAATGCTGAGTCGTCGTGTGTTACGCCGGCGCGGGTCTTCTCTTGGAAGCTGAACGATGGGTTCGCACCAGCCTCGACCAGGAGGTTGTCACGGATCTCGCGATGCTTCTTCTCGTCGGCGAGGTACTGGAGGAACGAACGGTACGCTGCGGTCGTGTAGAACGCGAACGGATTGTCGGACTTTGCCGGATCGAACTTGTGCCAGTTCGCGCAGAGATTAACGACAGCAATCGAGACCATGTCCTCACGGAACGAGTACCCGGCGAACGACGGCGAGAACGAGTACCGTTCTGCGATCATCCAGAGGTACTTCGCCAGTCGTGAACTGAGCTTGTACCCGTTCGCCTTGTCGGCGGCGATCGCCTCGATCAACTGTGCGTTCGTGACGTAGTGACCACGAGTACTGGTCGAACGTTCCTTCTTGACCTTGATCGGCTTCACCTTGACAGGCTTCTCGATCTTGGCTGGCTTCTCGATCTTGGCTGGCTTGGTTACCTTGGTGTCTTCAGTTAGCTTTGCGGTCTTTGTCGCCATGATGTTCCCTTCCTACGGGTTGTTAGTGGCGACACAAGACTGATTGTAACACACTGTTGACCGCCCTCGATCGAAAATCAGGATCTCCGGTGACTCATAAATACAGGACACTCACCGGAGCTACCTCTATGTATGAACACGAACTGTTCGAAGAAACCGTCGGACAACAATCGAAGCCAGCAGTCGTGATGGTCGGACGAATGAACCCTCCAACGGGAGGTCACTACAAGGTGATCGATCTGATGAAGAAGTTCGCTCGGGAGAACAAGGGCGTGACGCCGATCGTCGTGGTCGTCGCTGGTGCCGGAACCTCGAAGGACCTTCACAAGAACCCATTGTCGGCGGAGGACCGGATCAAGTTCATGACCGCCTCGAAGAAGGCGAACGGGATCAAGTTCATCACCTCGAGTTCAGCGTTCGCCGCGTTCGAGGACGTTCGGAAGGCTGGGTTCGAACCGTACGCGATCGCTGCTGGTTCAGACCGTGGTGCGAAGTACCTCGAGATGCTCGACAAGTACTTCACCGGCCCTGACGGCGAGAAGCTGAAGCACGTGATCATGCCTGGCCTTCAGGAACGTGAGGACCCAGATGACGATGGGACTCCGTCGGAAGAAGTTCTTCAGATGGCTGAGAACGGCGAAGAGATCCCAGTTCACCTGATCTCTGGTTCGATGGCTCGTCTCGCTGTGAAGCTCGGCTTCAAGAAGGCGTTCGCGAAGATCCTGAGCGTCGATCAACAACTCGCTGACATCATCTTCAAGAAGGTCGCAGCTGCCCTTGACACGCCGGCTCCTGAACCAGAGAAGAAGGCGAAGAAGTAAATGCCGACTCTCCCGACCCTCTCTGGCGCGGCAGCGCTTGTTCAAACGCTGAAGCCTTCTGAGCAGACGGCAATGCTTCCGGGTGCGAATGACGGTGGGTCGAACATTTCGGCTAGCGCTGCTGAGACACTCCCGGACACCAGCGCCGAGCGTAGTGTCCTTCGTCAGATGGAAGCCAGTGTTTCATCCGACGGTGCTAAGCCAGTCACTGGTGGAAGCTTCACCGATGCCGTTCGAGGACTCCGTGAAGGGAACTCGGACCAGATGGCAACTTGGCTGAAGGGTGCTCCGAACAACGTCGGTCTCGGCGACCTCAGCAAGAAGGTCACCGAAGGCGCTGAAGCGATGGTGAAGAAGTTCTCGGACTCCACGCCATTCACGAAGCTCGCCGCTGCCGCGCCGGCTTGGATGGGTTTGGGGAGTCCGACAGAAATTAAGAAGATGGGACCTGGTACCCTTACTGATTCTCAGCAGAAGGGTCTGGCAAGTAAGAACCTTGGCGAAGCCTCAGCAAAGCAAGTCAAGACTGAAGTGAATGCTGGGCGAGAAGACCGATCGTATCTTGTGACGCTCACTGACGCTGAAGGGTTCTCGGTTGAGTTCAAGATCCTTCCTGAAATCGTTGAGAACCGTTCTGTCGAATACGAGGCTGTTCAACCACCACAATTCCCAGGCGCGTTCCAGAAGTACAAGGGCACCTCAAGTGTTCAGTGGTCCGTGAACGCGCTCCTCGTGTGCCGAACGACCGACGAAGCCACAACCAATCTGATGTACGTGAATCGGCTGCGTGGTTGGACGATGCCGTTCTTCGGCGAGAAGATGGCTGAGTCGGCGAACTTCAAGGACCGTCTCGGTGCGCCGCCACCAGTCTTGACGCTACACGGTTTGCGCACGAACGTGATCGGGCCAGTTCCGGTCGTGATTACGTCGCTGAACTGGAACTGGCCGCGTGACGTCGACTACATCCCAGCGTACAGAATTACCGATGCTGGTATCTCCAAGTCCGGTGTTGACCTTACAGGGTACCCGATGGTTCACAGCGATGAGGCAGCATCAGTCCCGTTCCCGGCTGTTCTCTCGATCGCGATTCAACTTGTTGAGAGTCGCAGCGTCGCCGAGTTCAATCAGTTCGATCTGGCACCGTATCGCGTCGGTGACCTTGAGAATGCGTTCACGGCGTTCCCATCGATCAACAGCACGCTGTCACAAGGGCAAGAAGCACAGATCTCGCCGGCTCTCCCGACTCTCCCGTCAGTTCCAGACCTTCCGCCGCTGCCGACTCTGCCACCGCTTGGAGCAGCACTGTCTGAAGCTAAGAAGTCTGATCGTCCATTCCTTGGTCGTGTTAGTCAGATGTTCAAGGCTAAGAAGGGTTGGAACGGGCCTGAGCCCGGCCACAAAGACACCTTTACTGGATTCTGACCATGGCTGAAAAGAATAGCACCCTCGTTCGGAACTCACGGTACGTGAGCGGTGGCGAAACTGAAGTTGGTCTGAACACGATCGAGCACTGGGAGCGCGCTGTGTTCCCAGTGAATAACGACGATGACACGTACGTTGTCGAGAAGAAGTTCGTTGGGCGACTTGATCTAATCACCGCTCTGTTTCTGACGGAGCCGCGGTACTGGTGGGTCGTTGCTCAGTACAATAACCTTCTTGATCCGTATGCTGAGGTGTACGAAGGTCGCGTGCTGTACATTCCGAAACTTGACCGTGTGAAGTCAATTCTGTCCGGCACGACTGGTGGTGTCGCTTCAACGCGTGAAGTCCCTCTCGCAATCCTTCCGGTGGTCTAATGGCAGAACCAAAGAACGCGCTTGGTCGGCTTGAGAACAAGCTCGACAACTTCCAGTCGTACTCGACACACTTCATGCTGTTCGTCTGCAAGACGACTGAGAAGACGCGTGAGTTCATCGACTTGAAGCCAGTCGAATTCAGGAGCGCAGTGAACAATGTGACGAAGCTCGGCGACCCAGTTCAGTTCGGGACATCAACGGACGACGTGTACTTGGCAATCGATACTCGTCGCTTCGGGCAGTTCTCGGTTGAATCACTTCGATATGACGTGTACATGAATGGCTTGCAAAAGGGTGCGAGCACATCAAACCTTGCCACTGACCTGCAAATGGTTGTGCTCGACGCCGTCGGGATCTCATTCGCTGATTTCCTTCAGTACCTCATGGACAAGAAGCTGAAGACGAGCTATGACGGCATGATCTTCATGCTTCAAACGGTGTTCGTTGGGCACAACGCCGACGGGTCAACTGAGACTGTGCACTCCGAAACGATCCCGATGCACTTGAACCGGATCGAGATCAACCTCGACTTCGCCAAGGGTATGTACACAATGGAGTTCATGCCGAACATGAACTTCGATGTGAAGAAGTACTATCGGTTCATGTCGATCGGTCAGGCAACTGGCGCGTACCCGAGCGCTGGCGGGAAGCTCGGCGAGATCGTGAAGGGCATTCAGCAGCGCCTGAATGAGGTGTCGAAGAAACACTTCGACGATGTTCAAGGCGTGTTGAAGGCTGCTGACGCCGGAAAGAAGGGTCGATTGGTCACGTACCAAATCACGATCCCAGAGGAGTGGGAGAACTTCGTATCAAAGGGTCGGAACGTAACTGCAGCGAATGAGCCGAAGAACAAGCCAGCTGACCCGAAAGCGCCGATCGACAACACTACAGAAGCAGGTAGTGCTAGTCTGAACGCGAAGCCGGGCCAGTTGATCACCGAAGTTCTAAACGATGCGTTCAAGACGATCCCAGAGATCGCCGAGATGGGGAACTTCAAGCAGACCGATCCGTCGAAGGATGGGTCAGTGAAGTTCTACAAGCACATCGTTGGACTGACTAGTAACGACACCGAGATGTGTGTTCACGTGGATGTGATTGAGTTCACGGTCCCGAATGCCTTCCGTCGTAAGCAAAGCAAAACCGACATTCAACCGACAGAGGATGGGACTCATCGCCTTGTGACGGATGCGAACGGGAACCAATTCAGTCTGCCGAACGACTACGCCGAGTACGACTACATTTTCACGGGTCGGAACAAGGATGTCCTGAGTCTTGAACTCAAGGTTCAGGACTTTCAGATGCTGCTCGCCTCGAATCTGAAGATCGGTCCAGCTGACCTGCAGAACGCCACGTCGGACGGGAAGCCGCCTGACCCAGAGGTTCAACGAGCAGTCGAAGAACTTCTGAACACTCGCCCGAATGATCCGATCATGCTCCCGTTGAACAGCGGGCCAGAGCTGAAGGCATTCACTGACAGCTATCGTGTCGCGACAGCGAAGCAGGAAGAGGCGAAGAAGAAGCGTCAGAATTACACGCGGAACCTTTCGATGTTCTACTCTGGTTCACCGATCGTGACGACGATGTCGATCCGCGGGAACCCAGCGATCATGCACAAGTTCAATATCGGGACTGTCAGCAAGCACCCAGAGGATCCTTCGAACTGGAAGGACCGGCGTGCTGAGATCAAGAGCAAGATCGTGAAAGAGAACAAGAACATCAAGGACGAGAACGGTGCGCTCACGCTGACTGGACTCTCATCATCCTCGTACGTTACAAGTCCTGTGTTCGTGAAGGTGAACATCTACGGTCCGCCGAACGATGAAGAGTGGTCGGACAAGAAGTCCGTGCTCTCGGACGTGTACTACGTCGTGTTCAAACTCTCGAATGTTTTTCAAGGTGGTCAGTTCACGCAAGAGCTCGAGCTGTACTCGCACAACGTGTTCGGACCATCTAATCTCGGAGATAAGAAGTGAACGACTCACTCATGATTGAAGGTGTTGTGATCGACACAGCGGACCCACACGAGATGGGTCGTCTTCGAATCTGGTGTCCAGCGATCGATGGCGAGATCGTGAACGCCACTGTGCTGCCATGGGCGCAGTACCTCACACCACTTGGTGGCTCTGCGTACGCGTACCCGGGTGGTGGCGGTGGAACGAAGTCGGTTGGTCCAGTTGCTTACGGGTTCTGGGCGATCCCGAAGATCGGCTCACGAGTGCTCGTCGCTATCCTGTACGGCGACTACAATCAGCGCGTGTACCTCGGTTCGTTCTATGACGAGTTCGGGAACCGTTCGCTGCCAGTCGGTCGGAACACCCCAGACGGCACACTAACTTCTGACTCGGGCGACATCATCGAGCCAGCGAACTCGCTGTTGAAGGCTCAGTTCGCTGGGAACCTCACAAGCTCGATCGCGAAGACACGTGGTGCGTACGAGCGTCAGGCTGGACAGCCGGCTGACACGAAGACACCTGACGAAGGGTACGGCACTCGCGGTACAACGGTTGGCGAAGACGGGATCGGAACACTTGACCCACAGTTGTACTGCATCACGACACCAGGTCGGCACGCAATCATCATGCAAGACGAGCCGAAGTTCGCTCGGGTTCGGATCAAGACTGCCGAAGGGCATCAGGTCATTCTCGACGATGCGAACGAACGAATCTACGTTTCGACTGCTGGTGGGAAGACATGGTTCGAGATGGACAAGGACGGGCACGTTCACGTGTACGGTGCCGAGTCGATCAGCATGTCAACGGGTGGTGACTTCAACATCTCAGCGATCGGGAACATCAACCTGAGCGCTGGGAAGAGTGTGAACATCGCAGCGGCCGCTGCGATTCTGATTACGGCTTGCGAGCCGCTGTCACTCACTGGGAACGGTGTTGACATCACGTCCGGCGACGCAATGAACATCCTTGCCAAAGGCTGGATTCATCAGACTGGATCAGAGATCCACTTGAACGGTCCGGGTGCTACAACTGCTGCGTGCGCTGGGAAGCCGTCGATCACGCCGTCGACTGAGCCGTGGACACGACCGGCAACTACTGGGGCCCGCGGGTCGAATTGGAAGGCTTGACATGACTTACGCACGAGCAACGTACCGCGGGTTCAGCACAGCGAAGCAACTCGAATCGCGTGGTGTGACATTCAGTACCGCCGACATCGAAACGGTGCAGCGTGATCTGTTGAATCACATCTTCACGATCCAGGGTGAACGAGTGATGAACCCGACGTTCGGTACTCGGATCCCGTTGATGCAGTTCGAACCGCTCGATGAGAATTCGATCAAGATCATCGAGGACGATCTGAAGACAGTTGTTTCGTATGATCCGCGCGTTCGCTTGGTCGACATTGCTGTTCTCGCGATGCCGGACAACAACGCGATCGTTGCGTACCTGGACCTCGAGTACCTTCAACTTGGTGTCACGGAAACGATGAAGCTTTCGTTCCCGACGGGTTCGTAAATACCTGACACGATCAACGGGCAGAACATGGCACTTCGCACAACGTACACGGCAGAATCCTGGGACAAGATCTATCAGGCGTTCGCGGCTGTCAGCTTCGTCTCGTACGACTTCGACGCTATCAAGCAGTCGCTCGTTGACTACACCCGCACGTACTACCCAGAGCAGTTCAACGACTACATTCAGTCGTCCGAGTTCATCGCGATGCTCGAGATGTTCGCGTACATCGCTGAGCAACTCGCGTTCCGTGTCGACATGGTCGCCCACGAGAACTTCATCACGACTGCTCAACGGAAGCAATCGATCCTTCGTCTGGCGAAGCTCATCAGCTACAAGGCGACTCGGAACATTCCAGTTCGCGGACTCGTGAAGGTCACGACGATTCAAACGACAGAACGCGTGATCGACTCGCGCGGCGTGAACCTCGCTGGTCTGACGATCAATTGGAACGACGCGAACAACAGCAACTGGAAGGAACAGTTCACGCTGGTCATGAACCGTGTGCTCGCTTCTAGGTTCGGTCAACCGTCGAAGACTGTTCAAGTCGGCGACGTCGTCATGGACTTGTACTCGCTGAAGAACAGTCCAGCCTCGTTCCGAAATGGCGTGTACGGATACACCGCGGCAACTGGCACCGAGTCGTTCCAGATGGAGATCGTTCCATCTGACGTTGACTCGAACGGACCGTTCGAACGCGAACCAGATCTGACCTCGGCGCTCTCGCTGATCTACGCGAACGACGGGATCGGTGATGGTTCGGACTACACTGGGTTCCTGATGTTCACGAAGCAGGGTGCGCTCACTCGAATCGACTACCAGATCGACTCAGCTCTGCCGAATCGCCGCCTTGACTTCGCACCGGACAATGTGAACCACACGGACGTTTGGGTTCAGAAGATTGCTACGGACGGCACGATCGCTGAGCGTTGGAAGCAGGTCGATACGATCTCTGAACAGAATCTCGTGTTCAACGATCTTCGTTCGACACGAAAGAAGTTCGAAGTCGACACCCGTGAGAACGATCAGATCGCTGTCGTGTTCGGCGATGGTGACTTCAGCGATGCACCGGTCGGCACGTTCCGTTTCTGGATGCGTCAGTCAGCGAACCGGTCGCTCGTGATTCAGAAGAATCGAATCGTGAATCAGGGCATGGGGTTCAGCTACACGAGCTCGATTGGGAATGCCGAGACGTGCACGATGACGTTCAGTCTGACGAGCACGTTGCAGAACGGTTCGGCAACCGAATCGATCGAACACATTCGCCGTTCAGCACCGTCCACGTACTACGCTCAGAACCGAATGGTGAACGGGCAGGACCTGAACACGTACATGCTGAAGGACCCTTCGATTCTTCGGCTGAAGACAATCAACCGGACGTTCGCTGGTCAGCCGAAGTACATCGACTGGAACGATGCATCTGGTCAATACGAGAACGTGAAACTGTTCGGCGATGATCTCGTGATGAAGTACCAGATCGGTCTGAACACTCTGACGACATCGGTGTCGGGTCGAAGCCTGATCGACGAAGTGATCGAGCCGCTGCTGAAGACCTCGGGTGTCGTGAACACTCTGCTTCACGTGTCGGCTGACGATCCAGATACTCGTGGCGTCGTGTCAGCACCACGTCGGAAGTTCATCGAGGACAACCGGAGCCTGTACAAGGACAAGGACAACACTGATGTCGCAGTGTTCGGCACTGGTGACGGTTCGCTGAAAGAGAAGACTGCGATGCAGGGTCTGATCGACCGGCACTGGTACGGTGAGCCAGTCGAACGTGTCCTCGACGCATCGAACACATTGCTCGGCCGCATTCCGGATCCGGGCACGTACCCAGAAGACGACTCGCGAATCTACGACGCAACACTGCCACGCACGATCGACGGCGTGAACAAGTACCCGCCAGGCGACATCGGCTCTGGTCTTCAGCCGGTCGCTGAGCAGAACTACTTCGGCCTCCGTTACAACCGGATGATGCGCGGTATCGGCGACGGCACGATCACACCAGTGAACGGCACATGGGTTACGCAGAACTACTGGCTCGTTGGTGAGGTGTTCACGATCGAAGTTCAAGCTGATGGTCTCACGCTCGCAGTTCGTTCGAATCTGCGTGGTTCGTTCCCGACCGGGTCGGTTGGTGAGCTGTACTCGATTCAACCGACTGGGTTCAGCACTGCCGCATCGCTGTTCACAGTGACACAGGGGACGACAGCGTTCCACGCTGGTGATGCGTTCATCCTCGACACTGGGGTGTCTGGTGCCCTCGTTCAGCGCACGTGGTCGTGGTACTCTGGTACTGGCCCAGTGAACCTGAACGGTTGGTGGGAGATCATGGGCGCGTCCACGATGCCGGACTATGCCTCCAGCATGCAAGATCCGCAGACGTTCACGATGTCCGAGTCGACATCGCCGAACCTGAAGCAGCACTCGTGGACGATCTTCGTTCGCAAGATCCGTCAGTCCGTTGGCGGGCTCGTGATCGGATACGAAGTTCACTACCGTGATCTGAAGCTCACGATTCAATCGCGAACCACGAAGTTCTGGTTCAACGAGGTTGATCAGCTGATTGACGGTGACACGAAGAAGCGCGTGTTCGACAACGTGAAGATCCTCGGCTCGAACATCGCCTCCGGTCAGACGCAAGCGATCAAGAAGAACCAGACGTACGACGTCGTTGGTGCCGTTCGGAACTCAGATGGCGTGATCGACTTCAGCCAGCTCGAGATCGTTCCAACTGATCTGCTTCAAGAGGATTCGTCTGGTGATCTGATCCCAGATCGTCTGCTTCAGTTCGAGACGTTCGCCGTGGATAGCTACGAGTACTTCAACCTTCTGACGCCGACAACGATCCTTGCAGCAGACCCGACGCCAGGTGGTTGGTCCGTTGGCGCGACGATCAACAACGATCTGACGCACGGCCGGAACCTTCGGATGCCAACACTTGCTGACACGAGCAACATCGGTCTGGACTTCATGTGGCAGCACTTCTCGCCGTTCACGAACATCATCGATCCGTCCGTCACGAACATTCACGATGCGTACGTGATGACGCGCGGGTACTACGACAACGTGATCAGCTACGTACGTGGCACCTCAGCTTCGGCCCCAACACCGATGACGCCGCTTGAGCTGCGGAACACATATGGGTACTTGCTCGAATCGAAGATGCTCTCGGACACGGTCGTGCTCCATTCTGGGAAGCTTCGTCTGCTGTTCGGCGGTCTGGCTGAACCACAGCTTCGCGCGAAGTTCAAGGTCGTTCGTTCACAGAGCGCGACGCTCACGAACGAACGGATCAAGGAAGAAGTTCTGAACGTTGTGAACACGTTCTTCGACATCGATGGCTGGGACTTCGGTGACACGTTCTACGCGACTGAGTTGATCGCTCTGATCCACCAGCGCCTCCCGGCCGATGTGGCCTCTGTCGTTCTGGTCCCGATGTACTCGACGAATTCGTTCGGTTCGATGTTCACCGTGGAGTCAGGCGTCGACGAGATCCTTCAATCAGCAGCCGAGCTCGGTGACATCGAAGTTGTTGAGGCCCTTACACCAACAGTGATTCGTCAGGTGAAGTAATGAAGATTGCAGAACTCTTTGAGAACGATACGAACGAACCGGCTTGGTACATTGTTCGTGTGAAGGACGACGCTGTCTGCGCTGGTCCTTTCGATTCTCGTCGTGAAGCCTCGTCGAAGACCGAGCAGTACGCCTGGTACCGGAAGGATCCAGGCGCGTACTCGATCGATCGCGGGATCATCGATCCCGACTTCGATGGTGGGTTCGACAAGTTCAAGGATGCCTGACCCAATTTTCGAGGACTGCCACCCTTCGTAAATAGCTGATCTACCTGATTGGCTATTCATGGCACAGCAGCTCGACTACACTCTCCCATTCAACGACCTTACTCAGTACGTTCCGCAGGCTCTGCGGAACCAAGTGATCACGGGCCTGATTGACAACCTGTTCAATCGGTTCATGACGCACGACGAGAGCATCCCGCTCTATGGTTACGTTGGACGGAAGCCGGTCGCCCCAGAGGATCGGACTGGTCGCGTTCCGCAGATGAACGCCGAGCGCGATCTGAACGCCGTGATCCCGGTCCTGCACTTCGATCAGGGCACGCAGAAGTACGCGTTCACAGTTCAGGACCTGGTCGCGAAAGCGAAGGTCCTTGGCGTCGATCAAGCCGGAATGAACTGGCTGTACACGCAAGCGAACAACTACCTGCCGCCGATCGACATCGACAAGTTCGCGAACTTCTACAACTACTTCTGGACAGCGAAGTCGCTCCCAACCACGCCGAGCCTGGCGTGGAACACCGAGAACCTGCCAGAGTACTACGTGATCGCCCGCTCATCGGCATCCGACGTTCAGAAGATGAACGTAGTGTGCGCGACCACCGAGAACATCGTTCGGACTGGAACTGGGTTCAACGACCAGACGTTCACGATTCAGTTCATCACGCCGCTTCAGTTCACTGTCACAGCGAACGCTCCGCTTGGTGTGTTCGTCGCCTCTGGTCTGGGCGCGACAACGGCGAACTCGTTCACGTTCAACCTCGCAGCTGGCGTGCCGCCAGTGAACGGTGAGACGTTCGCGTTCGCAGTGACCGGACCAGGTGCCGTTACGAAGACGCTGATGTCGTTCAAGATTCAGCGTGACCCAGTGTACGACTCTGACGGTGTCCTCACTCAGTACGAAGGGTACGTCGCTGGCGATACGCTTCTGATCGACACGATCTTCCTGTCACGCACGTACACCGTCTCCCCAGTCTCGCTGACCGCCGGCATCAAGGGCAAGATCAAGAACGTCGAGGCACTGTACGAGTACCAGACGATCGACGGGATCACGGTTCAAGAGGGTCAGCGCGTCCTCGTGAAGAACAACTCGAACATCGAGAACGGCATTTACATCGTCGGTCCGCAGGCATGGACTCGCGCTCCGGACTACGACGGCGCGAACATCGTCGCTGGTGTGTTCGTGTGGATCGCGCAAGGCGTTTTGAACTCTGGTCGACTGTACGAGTCGGGTCCAGGGAACTCGTGGCCAGACCCACTTCATCCGGCCCTCATTGCGGAATCGAACACGAATGACTGGCAAGAAGGGAACTACTGGGTTCACGCGTCCGAGCTCACAGCACTCGGTCTGACTCGCTCGCAAGTCGTTCAAGCTGTTCGCCCGATCATTGAGTACCAGTCAGACCTTCAACTGAACGGGTACATCACGAACGGTGTCCCATCAGAAACTGGGTTCGTGTTCTTCAAGCAGAAGAAGACTGAGTTCAATCAACTACCGCTGTTCGATCTGTTCCGTTACGATGGCACGCACTCTGGCCTCGTGTCCTCGATCTTCTACTACGTCGAGGACCTGACTGGCGCGCTTGACCTTGATCTGCAGAAGCGTGTGAAGACTTCTGGCACGGACTCGTCCGACTACGTGTTCAATCACGGGATGGTCGATGCGAACGGCGACCTGCTGTTCTACAAGAAGTCCGGAGCACTGAAGACGATCTGGCACGCTGGGTACGACTCGGCAGTCGCCGTTGACCAGTCATTCGTCGGGAAGCACAAGGGTGAGATCACTGAACTCATTCCGACCACTATCTCGGTTCCGCAGACGTGGACGCTCACTGCGCTCACGACGCCCGCAGCAACAACATCGACGACGTTCTCAGTCGTCGGCTCGATCACCGGCCCGCTCCCAGATCTGAACGTTGGTCTCGAGTACATCGACGAGCAGTTCAGCATCACTGTGACGCTTGGCACGATCCCGTTCTACCCAGGTGAGCAGTTCGTGTTCACGATCGGCGCTGGTCCGACTGTGTCGCCGATCACGTACGTTGGTCCGGTGAAGGGCACGCTCACGAACATCGTCCCGAACACGCACACTCAGCAGCAAGTCTGGACGCTGCAAGCGATCTCGAGCACGCAGTTCCTCGTGTCGGGTTCGAAGACGGCGACACTCCCAACAACCGTTGACACGCTCACCGTTGGCACCCCGTACTCGAATGGCGAATTCTCCTGCCTGATCACAGCTGGCTCTCAGCCGTACGACATCGACGACACGTTCCTGTTCCGCATCGGGAACTTCGAAGTGCCACGGTACGTGTACCGCGATTCGGCTGATCAGATCTATGATCTGTACGGTGGCGAGGCTGGCGACACGACTGGCATCGGCGCGTACACGATCTCGCGTCCGTTCACGTACAACCCGTACAACGCAGCACGTGACGAGGTTCTTGAGGGCACGCTGTACGGACACTTCCGTTCGATCATTCAGAACCAGATCCCAGAGACAACCGAGAACTTCGCGTTCGGCGGCACGATCAAGAACTGGTCCGAGCAACAGACACTGCTCGCTTCGCTGCTGATGCAACGGGACCTCACGCCAATCTCGATGATCGATCTGGCTCAGTCACAGTACGAAGTTGGTTTGAACTCGCTCGCCGACACGTTCAAGCAAACGATCGCGCAGTACTTCACTTCGGTCGGTGTCGTTGACATCGACGGGACGGTCGAGCAAGATACACGCCTCGACGCTCTACTCGATTCGCTTCTCGCGAAGCGGGCTGAAGACCTCGACGTTCGTACGGTTCTGTACGATAGCACATCTGGCGTCGTTGGGATCCCGACAACGCTTCCACAGCTCGGCATCCTCCCGTTGACAGCACCTTCCATTGGGTTCGACGGCCTGCTGAACGGTGACTTCCTTCGCCACCACGATGGACACGCCTCGAACCTGTACCAAGACAACGTTGACTTCCGTCGCTCGATTCTGAACAACTCAGTTGACATCGAGGTTCTTCGTTCTGATGGCACGAAGACTGCCGCTGTCGGTTCGTTCACAACAGCGATGCCGGTTCGTCCGTATCGTGGTGAACTTTGGATTTACCCGAGCGGTGCTGACTCGCTGATGTACGCGTTCGAT